AGGGCCAGGTGCCGGAGTTCGAGCGCACCAGCCAGCGGCTATCGAGGGCCGCCGTGCCGTCGAGCGGGAGATCCGCATAGGTTGCCACTTCGCCTGCGAAGAACGCAGAGCCCCCTCCTCCACCGGACCCCTTGAGGTCGAAGTTGCCGGTCAGCGGATTGAAAGCGAAGCCCATTGGAAATTAGAAATTTGAGATTTAAGAGCGGACGACGGTGGCGATGCGGGCGTCGTCCGAGGACGGCGTGCCGCCGACATAGGTGAAGGTGAGCGTGGCGACGGTGTTGGTCCCCTCTTTGTAGACGACGCTGGAAAGATTGTTGGTGGTCGAGACGTAGCTCAGCTCAACGGTCGTATGCTGCGGGATGTTCAGTCCGGGAATGTTTCTGACTTGGACGTTGGGGTTCACAAAAAGTTAAAAGTTAAAAGTGAAAGGTGAAAAGTTGCGGAGATTCAGAAGTTGGCAGTTGGCAGTAATCAGTTGGCAGTTGGCAGCGGGAGGGATTAGGCGGCTTGGGCTCCGGCGGTGGCGCCGCGGGCGGCGAAGGCTCCGCCCATGCTTTGGGGCTGGCTGGCGAGCGCGGGGACGGCGCCGGTGCGGCCGATTTGGGCGTTTTGGATTTGGGTCATTTGGAAGTTGAGGGCTTGGGCTCTTGCATCCACCATGCCTTTGTAGATTTCGTCGCCGGCGTAGCGTTGCTGGAGCTGAGGGTTGGCCTGGATGGCGCTTTGGAGGACTTGCAATCTCAGCTGGGGATTGACGCCTTGTTCGGGTAATGGGGGTTCGATGCCGGCGCTGATCTTCGTTAGGGCGAGTTGTTCGTCTTCGGCTTCTTGGGCGGTGGCGACGTCTTGGCTGCGGACGATCATGGACGCCAGGCTGGGGTCTACGGCCCCGACGATGAAGTTGACTAACCCGGCGCGATCAATAACGCCGGCGACGTCGAGGGGGACGGCGACTTTGGCGATATACTCGAGCTTTTTGCCGAGGACTTCGGCGTCGAGGTCACGGACGTCGAATTCGGCGACCAGGTCGTAGCGGCCTTGGATCTGTTCGCGGCTGACTTGGAACGGGGCGGGCATGGCGCCGGCGACTCGGGCGATCTCGGTGTCGCTGACGTATTGCTGCATCAAGGCGAAGGCTTGGGCGATGACGGCTTTGCTGCTGCGGAGCCAGCGGTCGACCATGGTTTGCTGGGTCAACATGGTGAGCGGCTGCGGGACGCTGGCGCTGAAGCGGCCGAAATATTCGTCGACGTCGCGGCGGGTGGCGGCTTCGATCTCGATGGTGCCGCTGTCGAAGCGCGGGGGGTCCATCCATCCGAATTCGTTGGGGCGTCTTTCCGGGATCTGGGCGCCGGGGCCGAAGATGAGGTTTAGTTTTCCGCGGTTCGCGGGGACGCGGACGGGCGGGAGGACGGCGACGGCGGCGCGGTCGCTGCGGAAGTCGCGCTGGGTCTTGATCTCATACTGCTGGCTCTCGAGGAGCTCGGGGACGCCGCGGGATTCGAGGAGGTTGCGGGAGATGCGTTCGCGGGCGAATTCGACGAAGGGGTAGTCGCCGTGGCTATACGGGAGGAGTTCGCTGACGGCGACTTCGTCGGCGACGGATTCGTGCAGGACGGTGTAGTGGACGCGGGTGGTTTGGTCCTTGTTGAATTGCTTCTGGTAGTAGTGCCAGAGCTCGATCATCTCGCGCTCGGTTTCGAGGTTGATGATTTCTTGCCGGTAGTAATTCCTGATCGGGCGGCGGTAGGCGCCTTTGTGGCGGAGGGCTTGTTCGACGAAGTCTTCGCTATACCCGTCGGTGACGATGCGTTCGCGCAGTTCGGTCTCGGTGACCATTTCGCGCCAGGTGACGTAGCGTGCGCGTTGGAGGTCGGAGGTTTGAGGGGGAAAGTAGATGTCTTCCCAGGGCTCGAGGGCGACGAATTCGGGGCGGTTCTCGAAGAGGTAGGGATTTTCGTAGGTGCAGGCGCCGGTGTTGCGGAGGTCGCGGACGCAGCTGAGCTTGCCGGCGGCGGGGCCGATGAGGTCGGCGAGCATTTGCTTGGCGTCTTCCTCCTGGAGCGGGTCCATGATGCTCTCGAGGAGAATCTGGATCATGGGGTCGCCGGTCTCGGCGAGCATGGCGGCGAGTTGGTCGAGGGTGATGGTCTTGGATTCGGTGCGGGTGGTGCGGCGCCAGAATACCCCCATCACGGCGAGGCCGTATTGTTCCTGCATTTGCGCGAGGAGTTCGACTTCGCGGCGGAGGTCGTCGGCGCAATGCTGGAAGAGCATCCATTTCAACGCGGTCTCGGCGCTGACTTTGGCCGCGTAGTCGCTGGACTCGATGGGTTGGAGTTGGATTTTGCTGCGGAAGAAGGCGTTGGTGAGGAGGGCGACGTTCTCGTTGCAGATTTGGTCGGCAAGGCGGACGCGGGCGTCGCTGGCGCCTTCCCAGGGGAAGGCTTGCTTGGCCAGGGCGGAGGAATGTTTGCGTCCGTCGGGGGATTGGCCGGACCAGATGGCGTGGCGGACTTCGTAGTTGCGTTGCTTTTTGTCGAGGTAGCCGCCGACGTCGGACTCGGCCTCCTGGATGTTGAGGAGGAAGCCGCGGATGTCTTCCGCGGAGGGCTTACCTAATGTCGCCTCATAATTGTAGCCGGAGGAGTCCATCAGAGGGCGGAGACCGGAGACCTGAGACCTGAGTCAGACTCGGAATCGGAGATTGGAGATTGGAGATTTGAGATGTCAGACGGGCAGATGCCGGTGTTTTCGCTGGGGTTGAAATCCATGCCGGCGAAGCTGACTTGCGTCTTGGCGCTGGTGGATTCGACGCGGCACTCGGGGTTGTCGCGGAGGAGGGACTTGAGCCAGTCTTTGTCTCTGGTGATGCCGGGGTTGCGGCGTTCCCAGTCGATGAAGGCGAAGGCGTCTATTGAGGCCACGTGCTGGCCTACTCCTTCGATGTGGGCGTGCTCGAGGCGGGCGTTGGCCTCGGCGATGCGTAGCTGCCGGGCCCGGGCGTTGACGGCTTGGGCGTAGAAGCCGCGCTGGAGTTCCTCTTTGACGAGGGAGCCGAGTTCGGTATCTAGATCAAGCATGGGAGGAGTTGAGGGTTGAGGGATGAGAGTTGAGTGAGACGGAAACGGCCGACGCCGGGGACGGCGCCGCTACAAATTGGAGATGAAGAAACACGCTTTTGCTCCCCTGGGAATTTTCCCTGAATCCCACCATGAGTTGTTGCCGAGTTGGCGACATGAACCCAGGGGAGCAAAGTGCGTGCTACCTCATCAGCTGAGGCTGTCGAGCTGGGCGACTTCGAGGAAGATGTGGATCTCCCCTTTGTCGAGCTCGAGCAGGTCGTAGCTCGCCATGGAGGCGAACTTGGCGACCACCGCGGTCGCGGCAACGTAGGCGTGAGGCGTGGTCGAGGCGTGGGCCTTGGCCAACACTTCGGTGCCGTTCACGTTGATCTGCTGCGACGTGATGAAACGGTCGTCGTCGGTGGCGTCGCCAACGATGACGGTGTTGCTGTTGTAGGCCGAGGTGCCGACCAGCTCGAAGGGGGTCTTCAAGTAGGTGGCGGCGGACTTCACGACGCTGTTGGCCGGCAGGGTGATCAAGGTGATGTCCTGCGCGGTGTTGTCAGCCGAGGTCGTCAAATCGGTGTGATCGATGACGAAGCGGTAGTTGAATCCACGAGGACTCTCGTGGAGTGAGCGGAATGCGTTGGTTGTCATAATAGTGATTTCCTCCGATTAATCCGCGGTGCTGGCGATCTTGCCGTGAACCAAGGGGTTATCGACCTGGAGCGCAGCGATCGTGTCGACGATGCCACGGGGGCCGGCGCCGGCGTCGTCCAAGGGCATATAGCGCGGACGGCGGTTGTAACGGATCGAGACGCCGTCCATGTCGAGGATGTAACCGCGGCGCAGCTGGGAAGCTGTGACTTGGTCCTTGGCCAGGAACAACGACGGGGTGAGAGCCAGCTCGCCGAAGTCACCAACGAACAGGTCGACCTTCGCCATGTAAGACATGTCGGCGGAATCCTGGTTGAAGGTGCGCACGACGGCGCTGGTGTTGGCGCTGCCGAACTGGACCTGCTGGAAGCCGGTGAAGCGGCGTTTCAGCGTGGGGCCGGCCAAGAGCGTGTAGCTCTTGTTCTTGCCGCACTGTTCGTAGAGCGACTGGAGCAGCGCCTGGATGGTGCCATCCGTGATGCTGTTGGTCGCGGTCGTG